ATTTAGGTTCAAAACCATCGAAAAACCCGTGTGCAAGGCACTTAAATTCTTTAAGCACGGCCATTATTTATCCCCTAGTAGTTCATCCAGACCGGGTTGCGAGTAGTCAAAATGGTTCACGACACCCGGCTGGAGTTTAATCGAACCATCCTTTATCTGAAACGTGACCTGTCTGGTTAGCTTTTGCCTTGTTTGTCCCCCAGGACGCCACTCAGCAGTCTTGGTTTTGCTCACAGGTTCCTGCATAACCCTAATTTCCCCCCTTGCCCATGCCAGCAAAGTACGGGAAACCCTGATCTGTACGGCCATTGTCAGGTCGTCAGTCTCATCTATGAAGATCTTTCTAAGGTAAACGTCCGAGTAACCTGCCATCTTGGCAAACTGGTTCTTGGTTATTAGACGATCCTTGTCGGCATAGAACCGCTTCATCTGCCGATAGAGTTCTGCTTTAGTGAGGCACTTGTCCATCATAGATCCCTAGCTTCTTGAGGTATCCAGCCACGTTCTGGTTTATGGACAGCATCTCAGGGGAAACTCCATCAAGTGACGTGCTGGCCTTTCTAGTCAGCCTCTGCTGCACAAGACGGGGTTGCAGCTGCTCGGCATAGGCAACGCAAGCCAGTCCTGTTGCAATCACGCGATCATCTTTGCCTCGACCGAATGCTTCAATGCTCCCGCCATCCCTGACTATGGACTTCATCTCATCGAGCAAGTCCATAGAAAACACATTTAGCATTCCACGCTCAAACAGATCCTTGAAATAGTTCAGCATCCGTTCTTTGGTGGACTGTGTTGTCAGGAAACCTATGGACATACCAGGCCCAGTCAACGAGTCGTTGCGCCGCCAGATGTAGTTCTGCATATTCCCCAGCACGTTGAACAAGTCGTTGCCTTGCTTGGTCCCCATGTTGGTTGCCAGCCGGCGTAGGTTCCGCATCTCATTGATGACTGCTTGACCTGGGCCATTGATTTCCAAGTTCAGAGTTGAGTTTTTATAAGCACCAGCAAGGTAACAAATAACCCAAGCGAACTGATAAGTATTGAGTTCCGATGTGGCAAATTCTGCAACTTGGTCAATGCCATCTGAATAGCAACGAAAAACCTGAATGCAGAATCGGTCAGCCCAATCACTGCTACCGTAAGCAGGGTCAGCCCCAATAACATAATATCCGTTGTCAACTGGTTCCTCCCAAATCTTGAGTGTAGCAAGCCTATCTGAAGACTTGGTAAGCGTCGTGTCCTCAAAGTTAGCTCCCATGATAAACCTGTAGTTGTCAGGTATCTTCGCCTTGGATGCCTTCGCAGCATCAGTGCATCGTGACTGGCTGAAGAACCCGGTGCCGGTCATAATGAAGGCATAATCCTCAGTAGGAGGAAACTCTTGGTACATCAGGGAATCGTCCTTGATCCCTTCCAACAACTTCCACCGCCACCAAGCTATCTGTCTGGAATTGATCTCAGTCCCGTACAGTTTCTTGATGTCCCTTGTCCATTCCTTTTCTTCAGGCGAAAGCCTGCCATCCCAATATGTTTTGTAAATTGCAGACTTCGGATCAACCATGTACAACTGGTTTCGCCACCAACCGCAGAAGATTGCTCTCTGTGACTTCGCTTTCTTGGCAGTTGTCCACATATCGTGGAACAGGTTATAACCCCGAGCTGTTGACTCAAAAACAAATAGACGATTCTCATTCTTCTCCGCAAGAGAAGCGAGCAGTGATGCAACCCCTTCGTCGTCACCGTAACTCGATGTTTCAGTCGAGTGAAGGTATGTGATCCCTTTGCCTCGACCCAGGCCACCTTTGTTTCTTGTGCCGGCTATTTGGTAGAACATCCGGCTACGATTCTTCAAGACGAACTGGTTCCTGTTGTGAGCCACCAGAGGAATCTTGTACTCGTTTGGCAAGTGTTCCATGTACATTGCCAAGGTTGACCGGAACTGGTCTCGGTTGTCTTCAGTGTCTGTTACCAGAGTGCCATTAAGACCAGCGTGAAGGAAATGCCAATAAAGGTCAAGCGCCAGGGTAACCGTAGTGATACCTTGCTGCCTACCTTTGAGGATGACGAAGTGGTGAATATCCTCCGATAGACCCCTGGCGATCTCATCCATAACATACGTCTGAGTTCCCAGTAGGTCACGGCCCAGCTTCTTGATGCCATGCTCTTTAGAGTCAATTGAAAGCTCCGATGCGAACTTGTAGAAGTTCTTGAGGTTAAAGGATGACATATTCCATTCTTCGGATGTACTCAGCCAGCAGCAAAGCCTCTGCCCGGTTATTGTCTTTCTTCCTAGACAATGGTGCATTAGGCCACAACTTCCTTGCCATTTCTAAGGAGTCTTGCTTTTCAGAGGTAAGCCCCATAGCCTTCTTCCAAACCCTTGGTGGAACCAATGTAGTCGTCATCCTCTTAAGCGCCACAATGGCCTCTATGGACCCAGCAGCACGCATGAATCCACCAGTGCTGACAGATCCCTGACCAGGCATAGGGTTGACCAACTCCACCACAAACTGAGCATCATCGCCGGCTACAAGCCTGGACAGTTCCTCAGAAGTCCTGACCGCATCAATCCTCTTCATGTCAGTCGAGGGAATGTCAAAGCAACCAATGAATCGTCCATGATGGTCGATAGCTCCCGCCGCGCCTGAACGCAAACCTGGGTCCACACCGATGTATTTCATGATTCACCCTCCACTTTTAAGATTGCCCACTCCCTGACCAAGTGCAAGTTCCTAGCCGTATGCACCAGTTCCTTGATGTAAAACGGAGTCTCCGAATACTTTGCCTTCCACTCGTTCCACAGCAACAGTTTGGCTTTCTTGCTCTTGCAAGCCAATACCTTCCTCATTTCTTCCCTGAACTGCACACGACTCTTGTTTAGCTTCTGCCTCTCAAGAAACTGTTCCCCTGTCTCAACGTATGCAGTCCATTTGCTCATTCCAGTCTCCAAACCCTTATGCCATCCTCCTGCTTCCTAGCCGTGAACACACGACCCAGCTTCTTTCCGTAGCGCTTGTTCACGATGCAAACAGAGATGATCGACTTCCCCTTCACAAAGAAACTCTGACCAATCTCCATCCCCTCATGAGGCCAGTTGGTCTTGATAAGTGGCCTAGTGTCTTCAGGCAACGGAATATTGCTCTCAATGTCTAGCATGGTAGTCCTTTAGTTGTTTCGCGGGATTATAGTACAGACGTAAAAAAGCCGCTACCAAGACACCCTGATAGCGGCAAGGAGGAAACTAAACTATCTATCCAATACGCCAGTTATTACCATCGCTGTAAACAGGAACTGGATTAGCACCACCACCAGCAACAATACTAGCAAACGTCGTGGCAGTTGCATCAATCACAAACATTACCGCTCCAGTACCAGCAGTTACCGCAGACGGTAATGTCGCAACAGTAACATTTGCCGGAGACAAAGCAGCAAAGTTAGCATCCAACTGGCTCAACAACAACGGCCCTGCCTGGGTCTTAAACACGTACGGAACCGCCATAGCATCTCTCCTGAAGTTCGTCAGATTTTAGTGCAAACACCGTCAAACAAGAAACCCCTTGCTTTGCATGAACTCCATTGGGTCTTTGTTCGACTTCTTGACGTTGCACTCAGGACACAGCAACTGAATGTTGTCTATGTTGCTTGAACCACCCTTGCTGACTGGAACAATGTGGTCTGCATGGTACGTTTCCTTGATGTTCACTCGGCAAACAACGCATAAATACTTTTGCGAAACCAGAAGATTCCTTACCTGCGCCCTAGTGTGCTTCCCGCCACCACCTGATTTTCTAGTCCTGTAAGCCTGCTTCTTGGCTGAAACCTGAGCCTTGTGTTCATCAGGATTAGCAATACGCCACCTCTTTTTGTATTCTTTTTGCTGCTCCCTCTTCCTCACACTCATCTCTTCAGGCGTCAGGTTTAGTTTCTCTCTTGTCCCAGTTGGCTTGTAAACCCTGCCAGCAGCCAAAGCCTTTCTTTCAGACTTCCTTCGCTCTTTTTCGGCAAACCTATCCGGGTTTTTTAACCTGGCATTTGCCTCCCAAACCCTACGCTTCTCCGCGTTAGCCTTGGAATACTCCCTTTGGTACTTGTTCTTGTCAGCAGTCTTCCTAACCCAAGGAGCCGCCTTTTTCCTGCCCTCGTAAAGACAGGTCTTACACCTAGACGCCAATCCATCCCGAGAATCAGTCCTCTTGGTGAACATGGATTCGTCTAAAACTTTCTCACACTTAGAGCATTCTTTAGTCATGGAATCATTGTACACCCAATAAGGATTCACGTTAACTCGAGTTCACTTTGGTGCGGGGGTGGTTATGGTGCCACCTCTTTACAGATCCACAGCCCATCGCCTGGTCCCGCCAGCTTGCCTCGATCAGCGTCTCCGACCAGCGTCGTCCGTTCCCTTCCCGGTAGCAGTCTGGTGACGCCCGGTAGCAGTCTGGTAGGTGCGCCACCAGTAGCAGTCTGTTACCCGATGGTGTATGTATATAGTGTGTGTGTCGCAGTCCCTAGGGCAAATGTCAATTGTCGTCCAGAGGGCAGATGGTTGACAATCCCCTAGAATGGCCATCAAGTGCATCGCGTTAATAGTAACGGACAGTATCGGGTTTAAGCGGGTCTGTTGGGTTATTAAGGGTTTCAGAATGAAAACCTTACGCTACGACGTTACTGGTAACGGTTAAGGCTGGTACCTTTAAACGTTAGATCGATTTCTTGGGCCGTATGGTTCCGTCTGGTACCTGACCCCTATATAGTATCGATTCTAACGTTTAGGGTACTTGTGGGTTACTGCCTGTCTGGTACCTGTCTCTGGTACCTGTCAACCCTAACAGAGACCGTCTGGGACTGTAGCGGTCAGGTGCGCTACGTAACTTGCTTGCGCTGCGTTACTATGACCCGAGGGTAGCATAAAGTTGTCCACATTGCAAGGGTTTGTTGTGGACAACTACCGTTC